CCAAATGATAATGGGAACATTTAGCGAAAAAGCTCAAGACGATACTGGTAATCACTATACCTTTATCGTAAATAGAAAACTTTGGGAAGATGTAAATACTGTTCTTGGCGATTACCTTGGTAACTATCGTACAGACGGTACTTATATGTATTCTAAAGCTGCAAATAAAGGTCAAGGTGGCTATATTAAAGTAGGTGCTACTTATAATAGCTATGAATTTGCAGGTAATACAGTAACATTCGCAGTAGATAGAGCACTTAGTCGCGAATATCCTACTAAAGGTTATGGTGTTGTTATTGACTTGACCGCAGACAAAACTTCTGGAACTCCTGCTATTGCTAAGTTCAGCATTACAGGTAAAGACTTCATGACAAACAAGATTATAGGCGTTAACTTATCCAGCGCCGCTTGAAAGGTGACTTTCTTGAAAAATAAATCTATTGAATTGCTGGAAACTCCTTATAGCTTCTTAAACTACAAAGTAGTTAGTAATAACAAGCTTGAATGTTTAAAAATTAAGAAGATTGGACAATCAGCAGCCAAGACTAAGAATAGGCAAGGTTATAAACCAGCTCTTAGTAAGGTTCAACGACCAGCCAAATGGCGTACACAATATGTGGAAGTAGTAGATAACTTATATAAAGTATAAAATAATTATGAAATACATAGTATATTTAACAACAAATATTATAAATAATAAAATTTATGTGGGAGTACATCAAACAGAAAATCCCGATGTATTCGACGGATATTTAGGAAATGGAATAAATATGTTTGAATGTAATCCTGAACTCAAACATCCGAAATATCCAATTCACAAAGCTATTAAAAAGTATGGATATAGTGCTTTTAAAAGACAAACTATAAAAGTATTTGATACTAAACAAGAGGCTTTAGATTTAGAAGCATATATAGTTGATGAGGATTTTATAAAACGAGATGATACTTATAATATAGCTTTAAATAAAACATATTCTAAACCTCCTAAAAGAAAAGTAAAAGGAGATATTCATCAATATGATTTAGACGGTAATTATATAAAAACATTTACATCTAAAGATGAATTAAAAAAAGAAGGATTTATTTATGGAACTGTTACTAGAACTATAAGAGAAGATACTTCTTATAAACAATTTATTTGGATATGTGGTGAAAAATTAGATAAAGTTCCTCCTAAACATACATGTAAAGCTAGAAAAATTGGACAATATACTATGGAAGGAGAATTAGTAAAAATATGGAATACAATGAGAGAATGTAAAAAAGAATTTCCCAATGTATCTAAAGTTTTACGAGGACAAGCAAAACATTGTCATAATTATTTTTTTAAATACGAAGAATAAGTTAAAGATATGGTCTATGTTTTTATGAAAATAAAAATTTAACAATGGAGGTCTTGATGGTCAAAGTTCTGGTGAAGTGTCTAGCAATGTAGCAGGTTCTAAACTTGTAATGTCTGGTTACGGTGCTGTAGCAGCATTTACTCCGTTTAGAAGTGCTATTCTTAGAGAAGCTTAATTGATAAAGATTTGAAGATTAGATAGGGAGAGCCGTAAAACCCTCTCCCTATCATATATTTATAAATATGTTAATGAATTAATATGAGTACTAAAAAAATAACGAAAGGCGATATAGTTTTCGATGATACAAAAATAATTTTGCGTAGTGTATATGAGAAGGCAAATATTAAATATTATATTTAGCCATGTAAAGATCCAAAAACAGGTCAATATCCTCCTTGTGTAAAGAGAGTTAATTCACAAGGTGATATGATTATGAGTGAAGCAGAACGTAATGATTATGCAGAAGGAAAAGTAGTATTTTTCCCTGAAAATCATATGTTTACTGTAACTTCTGGTAGAGTTTATAATTTACTTGATAAATTTGATAAAGCAGAATGGGAAGCTATTAAACATTGTCCTCTTATTGCTAAGAGTAGAGATGAACGAGATGCTAATGGTAATCTTGTAATTGACGGCCCTGTTTCTACACCTAAGAAACCTACTAGAAATGGAGTTGCAGAACTTTATATAGATAGACCTGGTATTGATACACAACGTAGAGTATCTAGAAAACAACTTGTCTTTAAAGCACAATCATTTATTTATAATGATCAACGTGGTGCTGATGGACAATTAAATATGGCTAAATTACTTGGTAAGAATATGCAGAATCAACCCACTGCTGATGTTCTTGACTATCTAATTTCAGTAGCAGAAAAGAATCCTCAAAAGATTATAGATTTATATACTGGTGGTGATACTTCACTTCGTCTATTATTTATTGAGGCTAAAGAAAAGAAAGTTATCTATATTAAAAATAAGATTTATCTTTATGGAGATAATATTGCACTTGGAGCTACTGATGATGCAGTAATTGCTTGGATGAAAGAACCTCGTAATTAGAAAGTACTCGAATTAATTAAAAAAGATACATATCCCGATTTATATTCTTCTGAAGAATAATTAAATATATATGACAGCTCGTTAGGTTTGGGAGTATGCTCTAACTGAACTTACAAAAGCTAATGCTCCCAGCTTACTCTTACATGAATTTAATTACTATCTAAATAAAGCATTATATCAGTTTATAAATAAAAGTTATAATGCTTATGATATTAATTAGCAAATTACCGATAATCTAAGAGTATTAAAAGCAACAGGTATTTTTGATGTTACTGAATGTGAAGCTTATGGTAGTTATGCAGTAGGTGATGCAGGATTATTTAAAGGAACATATTATTTTTATCTGCCATAGGATTATATGCACATGCTTAATTGTATTTGTGTTTATAGAATGGATAAAAGCTATAAATGTTATGATAAAGACAATTATGTATAGTTTGCTGCAAAAAGATTAACTGCTGATTCTTGGTCTGTTATAGTAAATGATTATTATAATAGACCTTTACCTGAAAGACCTTATTATTATATACATAACGTAAATGCTCAAGACTGTATTCCAACAAATCCTTTAAAAATAAGAACTGTAGGTGGATTAGTTACTAATGAAGGAACTGATACTTACGGAGTTTATGAATATAACAAAGATGGTAATTCTGAAAATCAATTTGCTAGAGTTATTAAATTAGGAGATAAAGGAGAAAATGCAGTAACTAATAATGTTAGTGTTGTTGATAAACCAGCAACATTAAGATATGGCAATCCTCAACAAGTTAGATGTGAAATACGTTATGGTAATGATGATTCAGTATTTAAACTTGAAAAAGTATTTGTTGATTATATAAAGGTACCTTAGAATATCAGACTTACAAAAGAACAAGTAGATTTAACAGAAGATAGATCATAGATTCTGGAATTTCCAGACTATGTTTGTTAGGAGATAGTAAATGAGTTGGTAACTCTGTTGATGGCACGCGATGCTGATCCCAGATTACAAGTATAGACACAAGTTTCATAGTCTATTGCAAGCCCAACTCAGCAATAGACGCAACCCGCAGCACAAGCTGCTCAATAATTAAATAATTATGTTTCAATTTACAACTACTAATGTAATCAATTCAAGTAAAGACCTTACCAGTGGTAAAGATCTTTGGACAACTGTTGAAGCTGATGATGAGAAAGGTACTCCTGCTAGCTTCAATGTAAAAAGAGTAATGAACTTTAAACAACCTAATGTTGTTAGTATTGACAAAACAGAGCCTGTTGACGGTATTGCACCTGTTGTTAATATTGATTTTTCTAAAATCACAGCATCTGATGGTGATAGATTCCGTTTGTTTATCTATGTAAGACTTACTGAAGGTTCTAATTTCTCTTTGTATGCAAATGATTTCTATTACAAAGGTAAGCCTTTCAGCATTGACTTTACTTGGAAAACTGATGCTGCTGCTGTTGTAGCTGCTCTTGAGAAAAACATCAAGAAATATCTTGTAGCTGTTCATGGTGAAAAGATTGCTAATGTAAAAGCAGACGGTACGTCACTTGTTATTACAGGTGTTAGTGAGTATCAACGTTTTGCTAAAGTTGCTGTTGAAAAACTTGATGCTGATGCTCATTTTGGTATGGGTGAATATGTTGAAGTTCTTGGTAATGATGATTTGACAGAAGTTGATAAACCTACTGTTTCAGCTAATCAAATCTTTAAAGGTACTGAAGGATTTGGTACTTATTCATGGATTCTTCACAATCTTCGTCTGCCGACTGATGCTCGTACAGCTCCTTGGGCAGTTAACTCTGATGAAGCTCCCATTCCCGGTGCTAAATATACACAATTTACTATTCACTATTGTGTAAATCGTGGCACTCTTGGTACTAATGCAGTTGGTGATCAAGTTGTTTCTCACACCACTCATGTATTCTATGTACATGAAAGTCTTGTTAGTGAGTTTGAAAAAGCACTTGAGACTGTTCAACCTGATGATGTTGTTAAAGCATCTTCAACTACAGGTGATTGATTTTATTTAATCTTTAAAAAATAAGGCGAGGGCGTTTATCGCCTTCGCCTATTTTATTTTATGTATAATCAAGTTTAGAAATTAGCCTCTGCCATTCATAATAATATATTAAGTGGATTGGCAGGTTATCATACAAACTATTCTATTAGTATGGAATAGTTAGAAGATGCAGTCATTGATGAAAGAATATCATTAATGGTACAATATATTTAGAAAGGACTTATAAATCCTAGAGATTTATATACTTCTATAAATTGTATTCCAGTTGACTGTAAAAATATAGAAAAGTGTAGATGTTCAAGTGAAGGAACGCCTACTGCTCATTTTGAAATACCTTAGCTTATAAATGATTTTGGAACTAGAGCTATAATGTATATAGGTACTACAGATAAACAAGAACCTTTTGTAGTATATACTTCTCCAACATCATTTAGAAATAGAAAACATAGAAAAAGAGGAAAGAACAAACCATTTGTTTGGATAGATATAACTCCAAATGAACACGGTATGTATGATGGATTTATATTTAATGCTCCACTATTAAAAGAAATATCAGTAATTGGCATTTTTAAAGACTTGCGACAACTTGATTAGTATAGTTGTTGTACAGAATAGAGTGATAATTTAAAAAGTCCTCTTAATGCTGAAATAGTTGATAGAGTTTCTAAGAAAATGTTAGGATATTATAGACAAGCTCATA